ATAAATTTTTTAAAGCTTGACTATTTCTAACAATTACAAAAGGTATGTTTCCATTTACAGAATTTATTACATTCATAACAGTACCTATAATATTTCTTATAGGCTCTGGAAATTCTTCCATAAAACTACTAAGTTCTTTTACATTAGATTTGTCAAACTCTTTCCCAAAGCTTCTTTGTTTGCCAAGTCTAAAACCTATATCTTGTCTGTCTCCATTTTTATCCTTAAATGATATTAAGCTTCTATGCTTTGAAGCGTTTGATCCTTTTCTTCTTTGAACTTTTTGTGTGCTTCCATCTGAAAATAATAAACCATCTTTACTAGAGTATGTATAATTTTGATTAAAGTCTCTTGTTAACTGCAAAGCTTCTTTTTTAGCTATACCTCGAACTAAGTAACTTTCTTTTCTAACTCCATTTTCAACTGATACTATTTTTTTATAATTTGCTTTTAGTTGATCTAATCTTCTTTTTAAATTAAATAATTGATTGGATTCAGTTTGACTGCCAATACCTTTACCACCCACAGATAAAACAAAATACCCATCATCAGATTGTAAGTCATCATCTGTTACAGTATCTAACCCATCGTTATTTATACTATTTAAAACTTTATTATTAAACACAGAATTAACATCAGCATTACGAACATCTGAATTTTCTTGAGAATTAAATATTTGATTTTGTTCATAGTTTTGTATTAACTGTTTAGCTTGACCTTTAGTTAATTTTAAAACATTAATAGAACCTTTTATATTTTTTTTGCCTACGCTATAAGAGTCAGATT